CCTTTCTATCAAACTTAACTTCAGAAGTCATGCGCTTACCGCTACCACGCGCCAGGCTAGCAAGTTTAGAAATTTCATTTACACCATGTATTGCTAAAAAGTTGTTTGCATACCCTATAACATTAGTATGGCCTTCCACAAATTCCATGTTAAGCATCAGATGGTCATTGTTATACAATCCTAATTTTTTAAGTTCTTCTGTAATAGATGGTAGAGCAGCATTAAAAATGTCTAATACTAATTTGCCTTTTGCAATCATACCATGAGGTTGCCCGCTAGGTGATGGCTGAAACCGCTGTTCTATGTTTCTAGCTGTAATGCCCGCTATATCTATTTCTTTTTTAGAGCCTTGATCCATAGCAAACTCTTTGCTACCATCTTGAGTTGTTATTAATTTTAATGAACAATTTATGCCATCTATTTTAACTGCTGCAGGATTATTTCTAAGACTTAAAGCAGCTTTTTGAAATATTTTTATTAAATCATTACCGGTGTTTGCAGAAGGTAAATCAAACGGATGATCCATATGACCTGCTGCACCACCTTCTGTTAAAAATTGTTTAAAAGATATCACTGCAACTTAACTCCAACAGAATGACGTGTGTTATCTATGCTTAAATTAATCTTTGCACGAAACAATGTAAGAAAATTATAAAGATTTACTATATTTGAAGCTAAATCATTAGAATCAAAACGATAAGATATAATCTTGTCAGGAGTACCCTTATCTTCTTTACCCAAAGTGTTAAATAGTATAAAATAATTAAATCCTTGGTTTTGCTGGTATTCCGCCATATGAATTGCAGCAATAACCCTTGCTACAGGAGAACCATCATCTTCATCATCCCCTCCAGCTGATGAAACAAATATTTTATCACCATGATCTTTAATTAAAGCTGCAATTGCATTTTTTATACTATTGCCAGGGGTATTAGTATAAGACCTTGCTGCTACTATACCTTCAACTTTTTCTTTAACTGATAAGTCTGAAATAGAGAAAAAGTCTTTAACAGAGGGTCCAAATGAAAATTTAGCCCCTCTTAAAGAACCGTGTTTTTCACCTTTCTTTACCGCTGTATATCGACCTATTAAATTTTTCATTTTCAATCTTAACTCACCTTTACCTGCTGCAGGAAATCCTTTTTTAAATTTGTTATCCAGCTCTATAGCTGCATCTACATCTGCTACAACTTCCTCGAGATTGTCAGCAGCTTTAATTTTTTCTTCTATTCCCCTTAATTGCTGAAGCTGTCTTTGTATGAGTTGTAAATGACCAGGATGCAACTTCCTTGTAGTCTGCCTTTCAAGAACTTGCAGCTCTGTTTCTACAAGAGTAACTAGCTGCTTCTTAAGAAGACCAAGAGTTTGCGCAGATACAGATGCTACACCTTGTTTTCTATCTTTTAAAATTGCATTTAACTCTTGCAATGTACCTGCTACCGCAAAATTATCCCCTCCCATTCTTGCACCTGCACCTTTTACTTCTATTTTACCAATATCTTTTATTTCAAGGTCACCTCTGTCACCCTTGATAGCATCAGATATTAAACTCAATGCAATTTCTCCTGGACCCACATTTGCACCTTTTTTCTGTGGCTCTATACCCCATAAAGCTATAACCACCTTTTCTGCATCAGCAGGGTTGACAAACAATTCTCTAAAACTTTGAGGAATTAAATCAGAAAGCGACATAACAGTTTGGGGAGTGTTAAGTAATTTTGTGCGTAATGGGTTATCTGCTGATGTTTGTATGTCTTCTAATGCCGAAAAATTATTATAGTTAATTTTTGCTTTAGAAAAAATGTTGTTTATAGCATCATACAACGGGTCTTTTTCACTTGTAACCCATCCATCTATTTGAAGACATTTTAATACCACTTCATTAACAGTAAATTCCTTGCCACTCTTACTCTTGATTTTCTGTTGCTTGCTAATTATATCTAAAACCCTGTCAGCTAATTCAGTAGGAATTTTTGTAGGCCCTATAATTTTATCATCATCCGTTTGAATGAGTATTTCTGCCATGCCAGGCTGTTCATTTAAAATTGTTTGTCTTGGAAGAGGCGGTACATGTTTAGCAAAAGACTCTTTTAAGTAGACCTCATCAAGACGTCTATATTTCTTTTGCTCAGCCATAGTTTTATCCTAGCTTGGGATCTTTACTAAAACGCTTCATGATACCCAGAATTTGTTTGTATTTCTGAGTAAAATTATTTTCATTAATTGAATCATAGAATTTTTTAAAGTGAGGGTTTTGCAAGCGCTCAGGATTGTCCTCATAATTTTCATTTTCTTTTATTGTATTTGAAATGGCTTCTCTAATAGACTCTGCACTTTCTTTATTAACCTGCATGGTCCACAAATCATCAATAGAACCTGCAGGAATATTCATAATTAAAGCTTTGGCTAATAATCTAACAAGATCCACATAGCCTTCTGGTGGAACTGTTGCAGTCTGTTCTTGATCACCAGCAGAACCCCCTTGACCTGCATTAGGCACAGGCATTGCAACCGGTGTCTGTACAGCAGCACCGCCAGTAATATCTGGCTGAGCAGCATCTTGAGGAGCTTCAGATACAAGACTTTTGTAATGATTCAACAAATCTAAATACCGCATTAAAGTATTTATATTAATTAAACACTAAATGCTTCAGATTTAAATCGTTAAAATAGTCTTTACTAATGATATTTAAACCATATTTTCTACCGTAATTTTTTGCCTTACTGAATGTAAATTTATGAGTATCATGCTTATCTATGTAAGCTCGTATTAAATTAACAGTTTCCTGCATCTTACCTTCATCTTTGCATACATCACTAAAAGACTCTGACCCAAAGTAGAGTTTGATAGGCAGCAGCCTTTTCATATTTTTTAAAACTTTGAACAAACACCTCTTTACTTTAACAGCATCATAGTATTCTGATAGTTCTGCTTTTATATCAGGATTTACATAATATACCACTTTGTGTTTGTTTTTTAAAGCTGCAGTGTATCCGCATATACCCACAATCATGTGATGTGTTATTAATCTTCTTATGTCAGTATTAATTTTTTTACGCAACAAATCAAACCCTGCAAGACTATTCATCATACCGAGCTCTATAAGGCCATAAACATCTTGAAAGTCAATAATATCTAAATTATACTGCTCAAACTTCAGACTCATAACATGAGTTTAAATGAAATTATGTTTAAGTCAAGAAGTTCTTAGGAGGCCGCCCAATTCGTACATTGATTATACCGTTGTAATATTCAGGTTTTAAAAGTACTTCTCTATCTAGCTGTTCCTTGATTTCCCGGTAAGCAAGCTCCCATTTTGAGGCACATGTGTGCAAAATTTTAAAAATAAATTTATCTTTACCAAGCCTTTTTATATCATCATTTAATTCTGTAGACGAACTAGTATACTCTTTCCAATCAGATTCTTTTTCTTCAATTCGTTTGTTTTTCTTGCCCTTTAAAGGCTGTCTCTTTAATTTGCGTTTGCATTGTTTTTTACCTATATATTTTCTGCCTGTTACCGTATTTGTAATCTCATAAATAAAGCCAAAAGTTGTGTCATTGACAACAACACCTTCAGACAGTATCCAATGGCCAGTATCTGACATTAAAGTATTTAATTAGCAATAAAAAATTACAATTAGTTAGCATTCAAAGGTCTACGAGCGTAAATTATCTTCTTTTTCTTTTTAGATTTTGATGCACTAACATTTTTCATAGGAATTTTCGTATTTGTACCTATTGCTACAGCAAAACGAGTATCACCAGGGTTCCAAGAGTCAGAATTGCCAAATCCACCACCAGTACCTGGAGCTCCAGTTAGAACGCTTGAATCGTTCATTTCTGTCACAAGCGCTTCATAAAACTTTTTTGCAAACATATTCATATTGATTTTCTTACAATGTATACTATTATTTATTTTGTGTTAGAAGAATATATCAAAGAGTTAGAGACAGATTTAAAGATTGATGAACTCAATCTGAAAGACTACCAGCTTAAATTGCCAGGCATCAAGCATAAGTGGGCTGGCAGGTGTATCAGGCACAAACTAGAATTGGCCAACATAAAGGCTACTAAAGAATCTCTTAAAAAAGAAGTAGTTAAACAACTGCAAGAGCAAGGCGCTGTAAAATTATCAGTACCTGTTTTAGAGCGACACGCAGACCGACACCCAGAGATGTGCGCATTAGATAAGAAGATTACTGAATTAACATTAGTTGTTGAGCTTTTAGAAAAAGCTGAAAAGACATTAAGCTCTACATCATACGATTTAAAGAATATTATTGATATTATTAAACTAGAAACAACATGATTAATTTTAGTTATGACGCAAAAAAACAACTAGGCGTCTTGAAGGGTGATTTAGTTGAAGAAATTAGAGAAAACTTCTCAGTTAAGAATGAAGCTGCGTTTTTCATGCGCAGGTACGGTAGATTTGCACCGCAGCGTACATATACCATTACTCCCACTGGTAAATTTGAACCTGGTCTTTATTTTGAAATATACAAATATTTAAAACAAACAGAATATAAAGAGCCTATCGAAACTGACAATGAATTTTTAGATATTATTATGCCATCACGCAAGTGGCAAACATCTCATAAATTTACCAAAGACATTGTACCGCTGTCTTTGCCTCTTAGGGATTACCAAGAAGAAATTGTTAAAAAAGCTTACAGTATTGGGAGAGGCACAATTGTGCTTGCCACTGCCGGTGGTAAAACATTAACTGCCGCTTCATTGCTCACAAAACTGTTTGTATTACACGGATCAGCATTTAAGTGTTTATACATTGTACCAGATCTAGGCTTAGTTGAGCAGACATCATCAGATTTTATATCATATAATGTACCTTTTACAGTGAGAAAATGGACTGGTAGCCACGCTCTAGAAACAGACACTCTGTTTCCTGCAAATGTTGTTGTTGCTAATCTAGGTATTTTGCAAAGTAAAAACACAGATTTGAGCTGGATTGAGGACATAGATGTTTTAATAGTTGACGAAGTTCATAAAATTCGCAGAGGAAATGAGGTAAATAAAATTTTAAAAAAAATTAAAACACCATGTCGCTTTGGTTTTACTGGTACCATGCCGGAAGGGCTGCTTGATCAATGGAATATAATAGGAAAGATTGGTCCCGTTATATATGAAAAATCTAGTTACGAATTACGCTTAGAAAAATACATTTCAGGGGTTGCTGTGCAAATTGTAGAGCTAGAATACAGTCCTAATGATCGCCCGCGCCAGGTTGATAACATAAACAAATACAGAGAAGAAGTCACATTTTTAATGCGTAATAAATTTAGAAACGATGTTATATCTAAATTAACATGCAAATTAAACAACAATGCCCTGGTTTTAGTTGACTACATTGAACACGGGGAACTATTGTACAATGCAATTAAAGAAGTGTGCCCTAATAAAAAAATATACTTTATAAGAGGTGAAGTGGAGGTAGAAGAGCGCGACAAAGTTCGCAAATTAATGGAAGAATGCAATGATGTAGTTGTTGTGGCCATATCAAAGATATTTTCAACTGGTATCAATATCAAGAACTTACATTATATTATATTTGCATGCGGCGGCAAAGCTAAGGTAAAAATAATTCAATCTGTCGGCAGAGGCTTACGATTGCATATTAACAAGGATAAGCTTATAATATTCGACATCAATGATAACCTTCATTATAGCAGGCTTCATTCAGAAAAACGTTTAAAACTTTATGAAAAAGAAAACATCCAAACAAGCTCTAAAAAAATTACCCAAGCGTAAAGCTACTAAGCCAGCAGAAGATATTGAAGATGTTGATGCAACAAAAGCCATCAAAGAAATATTACCTATTTTAGATTCAGCTGCTGCAGCTGCAGATGCCGCCCCACGCAAACTCAAACCTAAAGAAAAATTACATTATGTTAACAGCCGTGAGTTTGAAGAAGAAATACGTGCATACTACAAGACCGGAGATGTGTCTGTGAAGCTAGGTGAAAGTATAACCAAGATTGCACACGGTCTATCTTACGCACCAAACTTCATCAATTATTCATACAAAGATGACATGATTGGCGATGCTATTGTAAAAATGTTCTCAGCTTTAAGAAATAAAAAGTTTAAGCTTGATTCAGGTTTTAGCCCGTTTTCATACTTCACAACAATTGCTTTTCATGCTTTTATTAACAGGATCAAAAAAGAGAAGAAACACCACACCTGCATTACTGAATACAAAGAAAAAGTGTACACAGATTTAATGCTTAATCCTGATATTGTTGGTGAAAACGCACACATATACACTGAGCCTACAGACGACAATTACAACTCCACAGGAGAATAATCTATTAAAGACGTAACTACATCATCAGAAAACGTATGTTGTATTGCCGACATGCATGTCGGTGTACATCAGAATAGTATTTTCTGGCATGAAACCGCACTCAAATGGGCTGAATGGCTCAAATCTGAATTGATTAGTAAAAAAATAAAAGACATTTTTATCTTAGGCGATGTATATCATTACAGAGATGAAATTGCTGTCAACACAATTCATGTAGTAAATCAGATATTTACCATTTGGAAAGATTTTAATATTACTATAGTTGTAGGCAATCATGATGCTTATTACAAGGACAGATCTGATATTAATTCACTTTCTATCCTCAACGGCTGGGACAACATCAACGTAATTAGCTCATCTTCAATACACACACTTTACGGTAAAAAAGCGTTGTTCTTGCCTTGGGGTGCAAATGTTAACGAGCTTGAAAAAGCTGATATGATATTTGGTCATTTAGAAATTGAAAGTTTTAAAATGAATAGTTTTAAACTTTGTGACAAAGGTCTCAAGACTAAAGATTTACTTAAAATTGCACCGTTTATTATGTCAGGTCATTTTCATTTACGTGATGAACGAGTGTATGATAAAGGTAAAATTATCTATGTAGGCAATCCATTTGAAATGGATTTCGGTGACTCCGGGACAACGAAAGGATATTATATTCTTAACTTAAACACACTTAACTACACATTTCATGAAAACATTCATTCACCAAAGCATCTTAAATTGACGCTGACAGAAATACTAGATAAAAAAGCTAAGAATGAACTTAATACAACTAATAATATTATTAAGCTTATAATTGATAAAAAAACAGAAGCAGATAACATAGACGATTTAATTGAAAAAATTACAAACACAAAACCATTCTCTCTGTCAGTGGATTATTCTCTAATTAATCTACAACCTACTGCAGATGATGCTAATTACGACCCTACAGGTGTAGATATTCAAAGCGCGATAGAAGAATTTATTAATTTACTTGACATCGACAATAAAAAAGATGCATCAGAATATTGTTTAGATATATACAAAAAGGCTGCAAGATGAGACAAATATCTTTTAATAAAATATCTATTAAAAACTTTTTATCTGTTGGATCTACACCGGTAACAGTAGACTTTAAGAAAGGGCTACACATTATTACTGGTGTTAATAAAGATAAAGAAGACAGGCGCAACGGCGTCGGTAAATCGACTATAGCAGATGCAGTTTATTTTGCTGTATTCGGTGAAACATTACGTGAGCTCAAGAAAGACTTTATTGTTAACAATATCAATAAAAGAAACTGCGAAGTTGTACTTGAAGCATCTATTAAGGACACCAATAAGAACGATACCATAGTTATTACCCGCACTTTAGAACCATCCAAATGTTTTATCACCGTTAACGGTGATGATAAAACTAGAGACAGCATAACTAATACTAACACTTACATACAAGACATTTTTAACTGCACTCCTGAAATATTTCAAAACTGTGTAATCATGACTATTAACAACACAGTTCCTTTCATGGCCAAGAAAAAAGCTGAAAAGAGAAAGTTTATTGAGGATATTTTTAACCTCGGCATTTTCGGTGAAATGACTAATTTGCTTCGTTTTGATCTGACTGAAAAGAAAAAATCATTTGACATTGAGTCTGCAAAATATGATGAAGTAACAAAAACTATACAAAATTATGAGAAGCAAAAAGAAGCTGCTTCTGCAGAAAGGGAGCGTAAGAATGAAAAATACAAAACCCGCAAAGAAAGCAACAGCAAGGAAATTATTGAAATTGAGGCCAAACTTAACAACTTTAAAATAGGCGACCCATCAAAATTAAAAACTGAATTAACAACAGCTAATGACAAATCTACAGCTGTAGATAAGAAGCTACAAGATATCAGACATAGTATCTCAGAAAACAAGACCTCCATTCTACATTTAACAGAAAAGTTAAACTCTATTGGTACAGATAAAGACAAATGCCCAGTGTGTTTACGCAGTATAGAAGATGTAGATAAAAAACATATTGCTAGTGAAAAACAAAAAGTTAAAACTGAAATTACCAATCTACATGAAGCAATCACCACATACAAAAATGAAGAAGCTAAATTTATTAAAGCTCAACAACTCTTAGAAAATAAAATACATGATATCAAGGAACAAATTCACGCTCACGCATTTAAAATCAAGGAAAAAGCAGAACTTGAACAGAGATTAAAACAACTTCAAGAATGGCAGACATCACTTGAGAATGACATAAATGATTTGGTTAAAGATTCTAATAATTTTGATGTGCTGCTCAAAGAACAGCAACATAGACAAGCCGCTATTATTTCAGAAATTGATAAAGTTAAAAAGACATTAGCCACACTTGATGTTGCAAAATTTGTGCTATCTGAAGAAGGTGTAAAATCATACATTGTCAAGAAAATATTGCAGCTGTTTAATAGTAAGCTTGCATATTATCTCAAGAAGATGGATGCAAATTGCACTTGCGTATTTAATGAGTACTTTGAAGAAGAAATTATTGATAATAAAGGTAAACCTTGCTCATACTTTAATTTTAGCGGTGCAGAAAGAAAAAACATAGATTTGTCCTGCCTATTCGCTTTCATGGACATACGTCGCCTACAAGGAGATGTGTCATTTAATTTCAGCATTTATGATGAACTTTTTGATTCAAGTCTAGATGAAAAAGGTGTAGAATTAGTTATTAATATCCTCAAAGAACGTGTAGAAAAGTTCAATGAATCAATCATGATCATCAGCCATCGTAAAGAAAGCATTAAAGCTGCAACAGGTGACATCATCTTCTTAGAGAAGATCAACGGCATCACCAAAAGAGTAGATTATCAAGAATATACATTATAATTAATACGATGTTCTCACCTGGTCCTTTTATTTCGCCATTTGCCAATCCATTCCCAATGCCGGTTATTGGAAGCCCGCAGCCGCAAACCAATAACTTACCTCCCATTCCTCAAGAATTAAATTTACCCCGTGCCTTGAATTACTACGCCGATTTTAGCGGCTGCGGTTTTTGGCGCTTAATATGGCCAGAACATTTACTAAATGCCAATCAACGAATGATTTTACATGGCAGCACAGTCATGTGTTATGACCCCAACTATTTTAGAATGTGTAAAACTGTACGTGTACAGAGACAAGCAACACCGCATCAATTACGGTTCATGAAGTTTTTGCGCGAAATAAGCGACAAAGTTGGATTTAAAATTATATATGAAATAGATGATATCTGTTTTGCTGAAGACATTCCAGAATACAATAAATTTAAACCTGCATTTACAGATCCAGCCATTCGCAAAACAGCTCAAGAAATCATGGAAATGTGTGATGAAATTTCTGTCACATGCGATTTCATGAAAGATTATTATTCAAGCAAAACTAGCAACAAAAATGTGACTGTAATACCGAATTTTCCACCTAAGTGGTGGATGGGCCGATTTTATAATGAAAAGAGAATTTCAGAAAGTTACGATGCCAACATCAAGAAACCGCGCATTCTCTACGCCGGATCTGGGGCTCATTTTGATGTAGAAAACAGGGTCAATCAAAATGATGATTTTGCACATGTGTTAGATATTATTGCCAAGACAAAAGACAAATATCAATGGGTATTTCTCGGTGCATACCCGCTATCTTTGCATCCATTAGTAAGAAATGGTACATTTGAATTTCACCCCTGGCAAACACTGTATAGTTACCCGGAAAAGATATATAATTTAAATGTTAACATGATGGTGGCTCCGTTGCAAGACAGCATCTTTAACAGAGCCAAAAGCGATTTGAAATATATTGAAGCATGCTGCTACGGGCTGCCTATAGCATGCCAGGACATGGTAACATATGCAAATGCACCATTTAAGTTTAAAACTGGGGAAGAAATGGTAGATATCATTGATGATGTTCTTTCTAAGAAAGGACGTTACATGAACATTAGCAGCAAAGCCAGAAAAGTAGCTGAAGACAGGTTCTTAGAAAATCCGGACAATATAGAAATGTATTATGAGCTGTACAATTACGGGTATGCCGACCCGGATCGCAAGTTGCTAAACAAGCTCAACAATATTTCTAGCAAATAATAATAAAGCGGTTATAATTGTTTTGTGTATAGAAATGTAGCATATTTACCTAGAGATCAGCTGATGCGCCTATTCACATGGGATGAATCAGGCAACCGCATTACTCTAGATACCACATATGAACCATACATATATCTAGAAACAAACAACACACCTGATACTACGAGCATCTTTGATACCAAGCTTAAAAGAAAAAAATTTCGTAATCAAGCTGAGCGCTCAAGATACATTAAAGACAATAAACTCACAAGAGTATTTGAAAACTTAAATGTACAGCAGCAATATCTAATTGATACTTTCTGGAAAGACAATGAACAAGAGTCTTTCAACAAACACAACATTCGCACAGTGTTTATTGATATTGAAACATACAGTCCTGATGAATTTCCTAAGCCAGATGACCCCCAGCACGTCATAAACATCATAACTGTTTATGATTCTATTTCCAAGCAATTCTTAACATGGGGGCTCAAACCGTACACAAAAAAGAACGACAATGCTCTGTATTTCTATTGTAAGACTGAGAAAGAGCTACTGTCTAAGTTCTTAAACTACATTGAATCAGATTATCCAGATATCCTTTCAGGCTGGAACTCAGAGTTTTTTGATATTCCGTACATCATTAACCGTATAACTAAAATTCTTGGTGAAGAAGAAGTAAAAAGACTCTCACCAGTGAGATACATACGCCCTATTGTGTTTGCAGGTAAGTTCGGCAAAGAGCAAGTACATTGGCATATTGAAGGTGTTTCATGTGTTGATTATCTTGACATTTACAAACGCTTTTGCCCAGTATTGAGAGAATCATACAAATTAGACAGTATCGGCGAAATTGAATTAGGAAAAAACAAAGTAGATTATGGTGATACTAATTTGTCTAGCTTAGCTGACGACAATTGGGAGTTGTTCGTTGACTACAATATTCAAGACGTCAATCTTCTAGTACAGCTAGAAGAAAAATTACAATACTTGCAATTGCTTCGCATGATTGCTTATGCGGGGCTTACAACATTTGAAGGTGCACTTGGCTCACTGTCTGTGATCACAGGATTATGCGCTATCCGCGCCCGACACCATGAAAAGCGTATCCCTACCTTTAATAAAGGTTTGTTACCCGGTAATGATGAACAAAATGCAGGTGCTTATGTGGGTGAACCACTGCGCGGGTTTCAAGAACACATTGTGTCATTTGATGCCAACAGTCTGTACCCCAATGTAATGATCACACTTAATCTTTCACCAGAAACTAAAGTAGGTACAATTGTTGATAAAAATGAAAAAGGTGTAGTAATAAATCATGTCAACGGACAATCATTTACACTTTCAGAGGAGAACTTTGTCAAGTTTATCAAGAAAGAGCAAATTGCCATTTCAAAAGCTAAAGTATTGTTTTCACAGAAAACAAAAGGTATTATACCAGAAACTGTAGATCATTATTATGAAAAGCGAGTACAGCTTAAAAAATTATTAAAAGCAGCTAAGCGCAAGTTACTTGCTCTAGAAAAAGGAACTGCAGAGTACAGATCGCACAAGAATTATATTGACAATCTCAATATTCAACAACACACAATTAAAATTTTAATCAATACCATTTATGGATACTTTGGCAATAAGCACAGCCCGCTAGGTGATGATGAGTTGGCTGAATCTATTACTTTGACAGGACAAGCTGTCATCAAGCAATCAAACAAATTACTCATTGACTATATTAAAAATAAAGCAAATTTAACTGATGCTGAAATTGAAAAAGACACTCCCATCATCTACAACGACACAGATTCCAGTTATATTTCTATTAAACACATTGTTAACAAGCTTGGTATTAAAATGCTCAACAAAAAGAATGAAGTTACTGATGAATACTTGAAAGAAGTGCAAAACATTGAAGATTATTTAAACGTTGAAATAAAAAAATGGGGTACAAGCTCTCTCAATTCAAATGATTGTAGGCTAAACTTTAAAAGAGAAGTTATTGCAGATACTGGCTTATTCTTACAGAAAAAGCGCTATGTTATTCATGTATTAGATGAAGAGGGTATTCCATGCAACAAATTTAAATACACAGGTGTCGAAGTGGTGAGAACTACTATGCCTAAAGCAATTAAACCGTACGTAAAAAAGATTATTGAAACGATGTTGCTCACTAGAAGCCTGCAAACTACAAATAAACTATTTAACGAAACCTATGATAAATTTAAATCGTTAGGCATAGAAGACATTGCATTTGTTATGGGCGTTAAAGGGTATGAAAAATATGCAGCACAATGCAACCTTTTTAATACTGCCAAACACATGCCTATTCATGTTAAAGCAGCTTATTTTTACAATTTAATGCTCGATAAACAAGATGTGGGTACTAAGCATGAAAGACTTTCTTCTGGTGATAAAGTTAGATATTTTTACGTGAAACAACCGAACCGTTTTGGACTGTCTGTTATGGGATACAAATACAACTACCCAAAAGAATTTACTGACTTATTTGAACCAGACCATGAAAAAATGTTTGAAAAAATAATCTTTTCTGTTATAGAGCGTTTTTATGAAGCAGTGAATTGGAAATTGAAATCGCCAGGCTCTCAAGTTCAAACAGACTTATTTGAATTGCTTAGCGATTAATTATCTCGCCACAAAAAAGTATTTTCTACCAGATAATGTGACATAAGATGCATCATTTGCTGTACCGTAATCTAATGCATTAATATTCTGCAATTTGTAAACTGCTGACACAGTAGGCATTTTTGTATCCCAATGTGTTAAGTTTAATTTTGATGCCACAGAAGTGATTCTACAAGCAATACCGTAAGAAACATCTCCTGGACCCGCAAAAAACAGCCCTATTACTTTCCAGGTACCGTTTATTAGAGCAAGCACTGGTGACCCTGAATCTCCGCCTCTACCAGATGTTACATTACCTCTCAAGTAAATCGAATCTATGAAGTAAGAAGTGTGACCACTGTATAAACCTACCCACGCCGTACCAAACTGATATACACTTAAACTACATGAATATGTGTTGCCTGGATATCCAACTGGCCCGCATGTTCTGCCAGAACGAAACACAGGAGCAGCATAATTAACAGAACCAGTGTTTAAAAGTGAATTAATCTCTGCATCTGTAGCAAACGGGTACGGAGGAGCGGGGTCAAAACCAACAATGCCCGCGCTACTTGAATCTATAATACCATAAGATGTTAATGAAACAACAGCACTATCACATGATGTATATTGCAGATGCGGGTTACCCGCTAATGTAGATTTTGTGTAATCAACATCGCCCACCGGTACAAATTTTTTCACAGTACCAATATAATCATTATTAGTTCTGTATGATGCATTTTCGTATGCTGGTTGAATAGCGCATAAAGGCAGAACGTTGGAAAAAGTAGATTGATAGCTAGGATGCAATGTAGACCCAGCAAACACATGATTGTTGGACACCGCCACAATCTGACCATCAGATTTGTCTCTAGCAAGCAAACCTAATGTAGCAACATACCCCCCTTCATATGAATTGATGCTGCTTGAACCGCCTTTGAGCGGTCTTGTACGTCTTCTGTTCGTTGCAACAGGCTCTGCATTAAAAGTTGTTCTATCATGACAATCTGCAGGATAAAAACTACATAACTCACCTATTTGCACATCAGATATAACATCAAAATCATCTATTGTAAAACTAGAAGGTATTATTTGCTCAGGCAATAATTCATTTAATGGCTTTTTATCTTTAACATGAAATATTATGCTGTAATCATCAGTTTCCACACCATTAACTTTTTTAGGACCATAGGTCAAATACATTGAATTGTCTTTCCATGAGATGGAATTATCATTCATGATACTTTCTATTAATTCTAATGCTGTTGTAACGGGGTTCATATTAATAGTCTTTAATAATTATTCTGCCACTCATTGCAGGATGAAATGTACATTGATATATTATTTCATTGGGGGTTGAGCTATTAGGAGTAAACATCACTATACTGCCTAATCCATTTCCTGATGTAGGATTGTTGTTGTATGTGCCAGGTACTGCTGTGGTAAGTAATGAACTGTTTCTAAGAGCAAATGGATGACTTGCTGTTTTAATAATAAAATCATAATTTGTATCACGATAACATGTTAGCTCTGGATTGTTTGTACCAAACTGTGAAATATCATAAGTAAATCCATTGTTAGTTACATCAAGCTCTATCACGCCAGTACCTACTGTTATGTTCAATGTATTTGCATTAGAAGTTGTGTATGTTAATGTAGGTGTTATACCGGGTGTCACTGAAGATGTTGGCGGCGGTGTACCAGTAGGTGTTACAGAACGTGTAACTGAAATTGTAGGTGTTGCTGTAGGGCTTGGAAAAGCAGGGGAATAAAGCTCAGCACCCCACAATGCAACCCGGCACCCCGCTGGTGTATCTGCACAGAAAAACACAGTTTTAAAATTACCGATAAATGAGCCACCGGTGGTAAATGTTAAAGTAAATTTCTGCCACTGTGATGTAAGATTACCATTTACATTGAGAAACACCCGATCATCTGTTGAATTGCGCGTAACGTTTATTATCTGACCGATTGAAGCGTCACCGCTTATTAATTTAGCCCATATTGAAATTGTATAAGTGGTGAATGGCTGCCAAAAATTTGAAAAACCTTGTGAAACAAAGCTATTACTATTAGCAAGTGACTCGTATGCCACTGCAGTTAATGTGTTATCAGGTGCTAATACTTTTTCTACACGTGTTTGATATGAACCTAATGTCCAACCTGAACTATTCAAGCTTATAGCTGAACATTCAGCAGTATCTACATTTTTTGAGCAGGTAAACAAATTGTTAATTAATTCTGGCGTATTCGTAATAGTAATTGTCGGTGTAATAGTGGGTGTGGGGGTAGGGGTACGATAGTTCTTAGATTCGTCAGAACCATTTAAAATTGCACCAGTCGATGTTTGTGTTGCAACTGGTGTATAAGTGTTTGTTGCACCCGGCGTTAAAGTATTAGAAACTGTAGGGGTATTAGTAGGAGTATCTGTAGGTGTAGAAGAAATAGTAAGAGTGACTGACGGAGTTAATGTTGGAGTGTTAGTCGGTGTTTTAGTCGGAGTCGGAGTCGGTGTTTCATCCAAGATTATCTGTACAGTTTGAGTAGGTGTAGCTGTAACAGATTCAGTAGGCGTGGGTGTGGCTGTTTCCTTAGATGTTGCAGTAAACGTAACTGTATTAGTAGGAGTCACAGTTTGTGTAGGTGTTGCAGTGGGGTTCGGCGTGCTAGTAGTTGTTAAAGTTGGTGTAACAGTCGGTGTTGACGTGGATGTACTTGTAGGTGTAGAAGTAGGCTCACCAGTTGCGGTTTGAGTACATGTTACAGTTTGAGTAGGTGTAGCTGTTTGCGTTAAAGTTGGTGTAACAGTCGGCGTTTGCGTCATGGTCGCTGTGGCAGTAGATGTTGCAGTAACAGTCTTAGTAGGTGTGGGTGTTGCTGTAGGTGTTCTTGTTATTGTAGGTGTTGGTGCAGTTTGACTCAATGCTGCAAGCAAAATCAAAGAACCAGTTGTAGCATAATACATGGTTATGAATTCATTTGTAGAAGATGTTAATATACCGCTGTCCTCTACGTAAATAGGGTTTTTACCTACAGATACATTGTTAACTGTAGATGCTGTAATCTTACAATTGTAATAATTATTAACATCAAAATTGTTAGTAAACACCACAAATTGTGTGTCGCTAAACCGCACAGTAAAATCTGTAACATCTGTATCAACTATGATGTTTGTAGTTGTAGTTACAGTTATGACGCTGTTTTCTGGAGTTAAATTGATTGTAGGAATAGCTGTAGGAGTTGGTGTGACAGATGCTGTAGGTGTCAAAGCTACTATTGGCAATACATTTTCAGAAGCAGGGCTGTATGTACCACCACCTGATTTGCGACCTAAAAACTGTTGATAAGTCAGTCGCTCATAAGCAGCTACACGCTTTCTTCTGGTTAAATCATTAGGATTGGGCAGAGCCATAGTATATACAATATTTAGTAAATTTTTAAGTGTGTTTTACTAGCAAGTACCTGCAGTAACTGTGACTGTTTCACCACTGTTCTTGGGCATCCAACCGGCAGCTGGTACTAATGCATTGTTACCAATGACTAAATTGTTGCTTGTGTAATAATTTTCACCAGTATCAGCATTTTGAATGTACCATGCATCATATGGTGGAGGCATAATAATACTGTATCTGCTGCCATCATTATTAATCTTTGTAAACCGTAAATCATAATATGTTCCGGAATTTTTATAATATGTACCATTCAACTCTGGCTTTGTTGTTATACCGCTCACACAATAAGCATTGTTAACGGCATTAATTGTAGGTGTAGGCGTTAATGTGACAGATTGAGTCAAAGTTACAGTAGGAGTCAATGTCAGTGTAGAAGTCAATGTTCTTGTCACAGTCGGTGTTGTTGTAGGGATAGGCAATATTGACCCGTACCCTTCTAAAACCTGTCTCAAGTTAGGAGGGAGTGTAGCATCATAATTTGTAGTAACCCAAGCAAATTGCCAAGGATCCACTAACCCAGGAGTAAACGGCATGTTAGTATCTGCAATTGCAACTAATGGAGAAAGTCTCTGTAATACCCATTGGCCGCTCGGCCCACTCACTGCCCGCCAATACATCTGAAACAATGCAGGTGATGCATTATGCTTCCAAATAGGTCGCCCGTTGATAAGCGTAGTTACATCTTCTTGAAAGAGATATATATTTTCAGTGGCGGGCAGGAATACTTCACGAAGTCTCAAGCCTCTTGCTTCTGGCAGCCCAGGTGTGCGTGTCAAGGTAGGCGTGCTTGTGGGAGTCGGTGTTCTCGTAACAGATGTTGTCGGTGTATTAGTAGGTGTAGGTGTTGTAGCCCAAAAAGGACCGTATCCTGGGTAACATTGTATACTAATCCAACTATAATGCCAAGGTTGTGACCCATCAAAAATTTCAACGGTTAATATAGAAGTACTGTAAGTACGCCTAGTAATAAGATCAGCATTCAAGCATTCCCATATGGAAAGCGCACTGTTCCATCTTATCCAACGATTAGTCGTTGGGGAATTATACTGCACTTTACCGTTAAACAAACCAGGGACTAAAAGAAAATATTCCAACGTATCTATATACACTGCTTGAGGCAGTGTTGGTGTTGGAGTCATGACAGTATAAGTCAGTGTTGGGGTTGTAGTATTAGTTTGAGTCAAAGTGGGTGTAACTGTGGGCGTCGGAGTTACCGGTGTATTAGTCAAAGTAGGTGTTGGTGTAAGATAATTTTTAGCTTCATCCTGAACATTAACAAAAGCCACTGTTGCAGTACGCGTAGGTGTAGGTGTGGGTGTACGATAGTTCTTAGCTTCATCTTGAACATCAACAATTGCTGGTGTAGCTGTTCTTGTAACTGTACGTGTCAAAGAGATGGTAGGGGTATTAGTAGAAGTCTGTGTAGGTGTAGGTGTAGGCTTAGTATTAGTAGGTGTAGGCGGCGGAGTGCCGGTAGGGGTGTAAGTTGGTGTAGGCCGTAATTTATCAACATACACAGCGATATTATTAGCTAACAGTACATTTTCTCGTGCATTATTGTCTGTACCACCACAATACAATTTGAAACGGTCTAATGCAGCACTGCCATTATTAGCAGCTGGTATTGTAAAAGCAGACAATTTATTGCCACGGGACACAGTTAATAACAATGAAGTGTCTTGTTGAACTGCAATTATTTTAAATGTAGATTTTTCTTGATATTCAAAAATTTCCAATGCAGTATTACCAACATAATATGTACCCCCACCCACATTGAATGTAATTAATTTGTCATTACCACTGAAACCGTTAGCATACAAATCTATGCCTTTATTGCCGTTAGTGAACCACACACTCAAGTCTATTTCAAAACGTTCTCCAGTAATAAGAGGAAGCTTTAAAGTGCGTTCACCATTAACATATTGACCGTTGAACCCACTCATGCACCATGCAGCAGTACCTAAACCAGTGTATTGCAAGTCTTGCGGGTTTACTATCTTGTACCCAGAAGAACTGCCCTGAGTATACAAGTTCCATGCATTCAAACCAGTTCCATAATTGTCACCATTGTTCCAGACACCACCATAATTACTTGCAACATCACCTTGAACAAAATATTGTTCTGTTGTTGTAAGTGAAATTGTTGGGGTATTAGAAGGTGTAACAGTACGCGTAAGCGTTGGTGTGGTTGTATTTGTAGGTGTAGATGTGTTTGTGTTAGTAGGCGTTGGTGTAGGTGTGTTTGTGTTAGTAGGCGTTGGTGTTAGGGTTGGAATTAGCCGATCTCTGTAAATCTCAATGTTGTTAGCTAACAATGCATTTTGTATTTGATCGTTATCTGTTTCCCCACAATACAATTTAAATCTTGATAATTTGGCGCTTCCGTTTACGGATGCCGGTAAATCAAAAGAAGACAACTGATTACCTCTAGAAACATACAACATTAATGATTCTTCTTTTTGAACTGCATACAGCTTAAATGTCGAATTGCCTTGGTAACCAAAGTTAAGAGCTGTAGACCCTACAAAATAACTACCAGCACCTATGTTAAAATTAATAAGTTTGTCATTGTTATTAAAAGAGGCGCCAGAGTAAAGATCTATACCTTTGTTACCATTAGTAAACCAGGCGCCCAGCTCAATGTAAAACGTTTCGCCCGCTGTTAAAGCCGTTAGCAAAGTTCTTTCTGCGTTAATATAATTACCAGCACCTGCGCCTGACAACCCCCATGCAGCAGTACCCAAAGCTAATGTGTTTAAATAACCAGAATTAGATGCATTAGCAATAAATGCACCAGTATTTGATGCACCATATATGTTCCATGCACCCATGCCGCTACCAAAATTACTTCCAGACACCCATGTTGTACCGTAACTTGATGCACCATCACCTAAAATCACATACAAACTTGTAGGAGACGGTGTCACAGTTTGCGTGCTTGTCACTGTTGGTGTAGGTGTTTGAGTAGGGGTTTTACTAGGTGTAACGGTTTGCGTGGGTGTCGGAGTCGGTGTATCTGTTACAGTAGCTGTCACCGTTTCTGTAGGCGTTAAAGTGGGCGTTTCAGTGTTTGTTGGAGTAACTGTTTGTGTAGGGGTCGGTGTAGGAGTTTGAGTAGAAGTTTCTGTTTGAGTGAAAGTGTTTGTAGGTGTTACAGTCTGAGTATTAGTAGGTGTGTAGGTAGGGGTCCGTGTTTGCGTGGGTGTAGCTGTTCTAGTAACTGTGCGTGTCAATGTAGGCGTAATTGTAAATGTTGTTGTTGGTGTAGGTGAAGGTGGTGGAGGCGGTGTACCGGTAGGCGTTCTTGAATAAGATAAAGTAACAGTTTGTGTGACAGTAACTGTGCGTGTGACATGAAATGTTTCTGTGGGGGTTAATGTTGGTGTTTGTGAAGGCGTTGAAGTTACAAAAAATCTACCTTCTATAGGAGGCAAGATTGGCTCTGGTTGATTGCTTTCACGTACAGTAACAACACTCAAACCACCTGTATTCAAAACATATTTCACCAAATACACATCTGAGGTACCAGTTATTTGTATTGGTAAAGTTTCACCTTCTTTTATCACATCAGTACTGCCATCCGCAAGTGTTACAGCTATGTAAGGATAAGCAACATCTACTGGATTCATTACAACGCGCAATCTTAACGTGTATGCATGCAAATAACCTAATTTTAGTGTGAATTCTGACCCTAGAGGGTGCACATAAAAAGAAGCAACACCTCTAACAATCATGGTGAGAGGACCACCGTTACGCTCTTCTGTTTCTGGTGAAACTGTGTAATCTTCTGGTAAATCAACCTGTGGAAGCAAGTTTTTCAGAACTGCATGCCCATCAATACTTGCTAGATAAGAGTTTACATTTTTTACAATACCCCAGTTCTGCCTCTTTTGCCTGTCAATCTCTCTAAAATTAGGAATTTTAGGATTAGAAGCTTTACGGTAATGCGGCTGATTATACCTGTAGGCCATATATTATTTATTTAATTTTACATGTTGCAATATCGATACGTATGTATAACATATAGATATGAGCAAGAAAGAATCTACAGTAGTAACATTTATTGACCACATTGGCCGCACCATTATTGGAGAGCTTGTTAAGAGCGACACCAGCTATTTAACAGTAAAAAACCCTGCAATTATCCATGTGCAGCCCACTCAACAAGGTCAACTTAATGTTCAGACCATCCCACTTTACTTCAGAGAGTTCATCGGTGAAAAGTCCAGAGCTAACGGTACTGTTTGGAAGTTTAACGCTTCTAATATTGTACTTGGTGAAGATGTAGACAATGATGCTCGTCTCATTGATCAGTATCATAAATTGTTTTCTGCAGCTGTTCCTGCTTCACAGCCCAAGGAAAAGGTTGTCAAGCTTTTTGACGATAAAGAATAATTGTTGAATTCCTCATCAATTCAAGTATACTAGGACTATGAGCAAAGATCTTAACAAAATATTTGCTTCACTTGACAAGCTAAACAGTGAAGCTTCATTTCTAAATGAAAATGCATTATCCAAAGTAGATGAATGGTTTGATACAGGTTGTTATGCATTAAACGCTATTCTTGGTGGGAGTTGCCGCGGTGGCGGAGTTCCTAAAGGTAGAATTACAGGCTTCTCTGGCCCCAGTCAAACAGGCAAGACATTTATTGTAAACAAAATTCTCGCGACTGCTCAGAAGCGAGGTATTACACCAGTCATATTTGATACTGAAATTGCTATTGATGAAAACAGTACTAAAGGGGTCGGTCTAGATCCTGAGAACGTCAAGTATGTCCCTGTTGATACAATTGATCAGTGTCGCAATCAAATTAGTGCCCTCTTAGACAGCATCATTGAAAATGATGCAAGAGGTAAATTTATTATTAGCATTGACAGTCTAGGTAATCTTGCCTCACAAAAAGAGCTTGATGATGTTGCTAAAGACAAATCAGCAGCAGACATGGGACTTCGCGCGAAATCTTTAAAAAGCATGTTCCGTACCTTGACATTTAAAGCTGCTAAAGCTGGCGTTACCATATTGTTCACTAATCATACATATGATGACCCTGCTGCCATGTTTCCGAGCCTTGTTAAGAATCAAGCTGGCGGCTCAGGACCTGTGTACATGGCTAGTATTCTCGTTCAACTAGCTAAACGACATGAAAAAGAAGGTGAAGGTGATTCCATGGATGCTGAAGACAAGAAGCTAGCTGAAGCAAACAAGTACAGCGGCACAACTCTGAGAGCTTTAACTGTTAAGAATCGCTTTTTGCCACCATTCTTAGAAACAGAAATGTATTTGTCTTTTAAAACCGGTCTGAACAAGTATAGTGGTTTGCTTGGCATGGCAGCAGCAAGAGGCATCGTTGAACAAAATGGTGCAACATACACTGTTGGTGTTACTGGCGGCAAGTACAAGAAAGGCGATAAACTTGGGTATGCAAAGACATTTGCAAAAGACCCCGCTTTCTACGAGGAATTCATTATACCTGAACTCGACAAGCGCTTAGCTGAAGAATACAAATATAATGCAAATGAAGCGCAAAACGAAGAAGAGCCCGTCGAGTAAAGCTGTAGTCCCCATTTCTGGGGGAATGGACAGTACTGTCTTGTTGCATTTAGCTGCAAGTAGGTATGATAGAATTATTACTGTTAATTACGATTACGGGCAAAAACACCGTGACAAAGAAATAAATTGCGCGTCATTTCAGATTGAATCTGTTGATTCACCTGTTGATAGTTTACACATAAAATTGCCGTTCTTTAAAGATATTTGTCAAGTTTCTTCACTTCTTAACAACCAGATTGCAGTTGCTAAGGCAAAAGATGTTATGGGTGACCCTCAGACTGTAAATTATGTGCCGTATCGAAATTTGATGCTACTAAGCATATCACTAGCTATTGCAGAGAATTATGGTGCAAGTGCAGTTTATCATGGGGCTGCACAAGCCGACAGTGTTGCAGGGTTTTGGGATGGCAGCCCTGAATTTTTAACTCAAATTAATAAAGTAAGCGAGTTAAACCGACGCAACAAGATCAAAGTACTAGCTCCTCTTATTGACAAATCAAAAGCAGAAATTGTAAAATTAGGTATCAATTACGGTGTAAACTTTAATCAAACATGGACTTGTTACGAGGGCGCAGAGCAAGCTTGCGGAGAATGTACTGCCTGCTCTTTGAGAATAAAAGGATTTATCGATGCAGGATACATAGACCCACTACCCTATAAAATTAATATACCTTGGGCTAAGTTTAAGTGCAAACAGATTAGTTGCCGTAATCAGTAATATATTCTTTATCGCCAGGCATCTCGTGAAAATCAATGTATTTGTTAATAAACTCTCTATCATCAGACAAATCACTCAGCAATTCTTCATCAGGTGTTGCAACTTCACCGGTTCCAACGCCGGCTTCAGGTTCAGCTTGAGGAGCAACTTCTTTAGCAGTTAAAACACCAGCTTGTTCCAGAGAATCAAACACTTTTGTAGGGCTAATTTTAAGCATTTTGGACTTGTCTAATCCTGGGGTATCGTTGTATTCAACTGCTACCTGTTTAATTACCGACAAAATTTCTTTTTCAGGTACATCTTCTTCTGGTAACCCGTTTTTAATTATGTTAAGTGCAGGGTCTTTGAGTTTAACTGCTTTGTTAACCTCATACACTGTTACTGGCTTGGTTTTAGCTGCTTTAATTTTTTGTACGCGTTCTGCTTTACGTTGTTCGCCGGACTTCTTTAAACCGCCGGTAGTTTTGTCAGCCTTTAAAAGATATATTAAAATGTAATTGATAGTAAAACCAGCTTGTGAAGCAGGCACACCATATTTTTGAACAAAAATAGGAACCATTTCATTAATGAACGTTTTTGGATCACCAGGATAATAAAATATCTCTTTTTCACCAACTTTCTTGCGTTCAGCTACATTATCTAAAATTGTTCTCGCCATGTCTCTTGCAACATCTTCTTCTGTGGCACCTGTTTGTTGCGCTACAATAGCTATTGCACCTGCACCATATTTTTTACCTTGACCTGGCAAAGTTTTCTTTGTTACTGGTTCAACATCAATATCACCAGTCATACCTATAGGATATTCAAGCAAAACATTGTTTTTATGCTGCAAATAACGTTCGTATATGAGCTTTGAATCTTTATTCATCTTGAAATATTTATTATTTATACTACAATATATTCTATATATGTGCGGCATATTTGGATCCAATGATTTTGAGAGATACGTTAAACTGTATGATCAAAACAAGAAAAGAGGCACATTTTCTTATGGCGGGTTGTTCTCAGATAACAAGCTACATGCGATTATCAAAACACCTGGAATTATTAAGCTATCAAACAGATTACAATTAAAATACAAGAAAACTAAAAAGGACATTACAGATTTCAATCTCTTCCTAGGGCACACACAAGCACCTACAAGTGCTAAGCGCAAAGCAACACCTGATACTATACATCCGTTTGTTTGCGGTAATTGGAATGTTGCGCACAACGGTGTCCTGACAAATGATAAACAGCTTAAAAAGGGACTAGCTAAAAGTTACTACAATGAAGTCGATTCATCTGTAATTCCTGGACTACTTCATGTTTGCGAGAAAACAACTAAATCTCACAGAGAAATATTTTGCATATGCAATGTATTATCTAAGCTAGAAGGAACCTTCGGTTTATGGATTTATAACGGCAGTACAAAAAATACATACCTAGCCAGATCAGGAAGCACATTGTATGCTAACATAATCACCAATGATTTTTCATCATTACCTAACAAGGACTTTGAAGAACTAAAAGAAGGTGTATTGTATTTGCTCACAAATGAAGGTATAACTTCTGTTGGTGAGTTTAAACCTAACTCACCTTTTTTTGCTCCATGAAAATATTATTTTATTTTGCTACCAGAAGCAAAACACCAGAACAAACATTAGCATACAAATCTTTAATAAAAATAAAAGATGCAGACTTGATGTATTGTGCAGACAACACTACTGGATTAAGCAAGAGGTATAATGAAGCGCTAAATAAATTTAACAAAGAGTATGACACCATCACGTACGTGCATGACGATGTGTACGTTGATGACTTGAATGCGATTGAGAAGTTAATTGACGCACATAAAAAATTTGATATTGTAGGATTAGCTGGTGGTGTTGATCCAGTTATTAAGGCACCTGCTTTGTGGCATCTCATGTGTGGTGGGTTTCATAACGGCAGATTACGCGGTGCAGTAGCCCACTACATAAGAGATGAGCAGTTTGCAATGACCTCTTTTGGGCCTACCCCTGCAAGAGTAGCCATATTGGATGGTCTTTTTATTAGTGTTAATACCGAGCGCGTACTCAAAGCTAAATGGCAGTTTAACGAAAATTATGACTTCCACCATTATGACATAGCAAGTAGCATAGACGCTAATGCAAAAAAATTGAAATTAGGTGTTGCGCCAATCTGGGTCATTCACAAATCACCTGGACTTCTTAATCCTGAAAGTTCAAATTTTATGCAAAGTCAATCCAAGTTTTTAGCAGAATATTGCAATTGAAGCTGGTGTATTATATAATAAGGGTTAAATGTCAAAGCTAGATTTAGATTATTTCGAAAACATTATCGCTTACAAAGCTTTAACAGATGAAACTTATTTAGCATCAATTATTGATGCAGTCAACCCTATCTACTTCAAAAACAAAGATATTAAAGATGTGTTTATTATCATAAAAAACTTTTTTGAAAAACGAGGCACTAAACCAACCATCACTGAAATTAAGGCATATTTAACTGATGACAATCAACGCAATGCTTTAAAGAATGTTGTCACATCTTTGCAAGGTATAGATAAAAACTTGAATGAAGATGAGCTCTATCATAATACAGAAACGTTTTTAAAAGAAAAAGCAGTTTACTATGCAATGATGGACACAGTAGAAGACATAGGTAAAAATATTGTTGATACATCTAAAATATTAGAAAAATTTGAAAAAGCGTGTTCCATCTCACTTGTTACGGAAACAGGATTAGATTTTTTCAAAGACATAGACAAAGTTATTGATAGTATCAACTCTACAGAAAAATACATACCTTCAAAATGGAAGTGGTTAGATGATAAAATAGGCGGTGGATTCTTGGAGCAAGGAAAATCGCTTTATTTGTTTGCCGGTGAAACCAACATTGGTAAGAGCATTTTCTTAGGCAATGTTGCTATTAATATAGCAAGTCAAGGTAAAAATGTATTACTTGTTTCACTCGAAATGCCAGAATTGATTTATGCTAAAAGATTGTGTGCTAATGTATCAAAGATACCTCTGAGTCAGCTCAAGATAGACTGTGACAATTTAAAGCAACAAATTGAACAGTATGCTAATGAATCGCCTGGCGCTAAAATTATTATTAAAGAATTTCCACCTGCAACAATTACATGCAACCATTTAAAGGCTTTTGTTAAAAAACTTATTCAAAAAGGTGTTAAAATTGACGCAATTGTTTTAGATTATGTTAATCTTTTGAACAGCACTCAAGGTGATTCATCTTATGAAAGAATCAAAAGCTGCACAGAACAATTAAGAGCCCTGTCATACACCTTCAACTGCCCAATTATATCTGCTACACAGTTAAACCGAGAAGGTTATTCTATTACTGATCCTGGATTGAAAACTATATCTGAAAGTATTGGCTTGGCAATGACTGGAGACGTTATTATGAGTATTTGGCAAGAAGATACAGACAAAGAATTAGGTGTTATTAAAATGGGACTCATGAAAAATCGATTTGGACCTAATTTCGGCCATTGTATCATGAGAATTGATTACTCGACTCTCACCATATTTGAAGATGAACACTTGAATGATACAGAAGCAGCATCATCATCTATTAGCACATTAACCAATTTGTCTATCTAAATTGTTGATTTTGTCAATGTTTCTTCTAATTAGTATTAATGAAGGATATAGATCCATCCAGGCACATTCATGAATATGAATTTAATCACTTGTTCCTGTCTTTTTGCTCGCTCATTACTCTTATGCACACAAAAAAGTTGAATCTTGCAAATGTGTTCTTATTATTATTACAGAACCGTGATTTACTCAATCTATACAAAGAATATTGTGACATCAAAAGCGACTTTCTTGCTGTCAAATCTTTTCTTAATTTTGATTCCAGTTTATACAAAAGCAAATACATTATGAAATTTTTAAATAACCAAAAGAATAAAATTAATTTATGAGCTACATTGTAAACGCATGCGTAAAGCTAGACAAGAAAAAGTGCACCGATAAAGTGTATTTTGATAAAATGGTTAAAAAATTTATGAACGAGGTTCAGCGTTCAGAAGTTTTAGAAGAACTGAGACTCAAAAGCAGATTTCTCAAGCCGAGCCAGCTTCGCAAGCTCAAAAAACAGTTGCAACATAAAAAATGGAAGTACTATTGATTTCGGATTTCGAGAAACACATCTACAATACTTTTCTTAAAACTGCTAGAACGTCTGCTAACAAGCCATACCGGTTAAGAAAAGACTTTAGTAATTTGGATGATATTACTGTTGCTTGTCTCAAGAGGCTTGCCACGTTTTTTAAAAATCATAACAGCATAGATGTAGAAGAATTCTTCTCAGCTCCATACAAGCTTTATAAAGATGAAACTTATTATGATTTAAAATACTTTACGTCTTTAAAAGCTATTAAGGCTTACAACTTACTTAGCCAAAAAAATAGTAGGTTAGAACAAAAAAAACCTGTTGATTAAATCAAATATACATTTATTATATCAATATGAGTACATTTACCAATGCAATGTTTGAGAGTATCAAAGGCGCTTTAACCAAGAATACAGGCGAAGGTTCTGCTAACAGCAAGTACAAAGATTTTCTTAAGACTGAAGTAGGCAATACTTACACTGTTCGCTTGCTACCCAATGTCAAAGACCCCACCAAGACATTTTTCCATACATACAATTATGGCTGGAATAGTTTTTCTACTGGCCAGCTTGTCACAGTTGTTAGTCCCACGACTTGGAACCAGCGTGATCCTATTGCAGAGTATCGATACAAGACATTGAAGACCGGTACTGAAAAGGAAAAGGAAAAGGCTTTAGCATTGAAGCGTCGCGAGAATTGGCTTGTTAATGTGTACGTTATTAACGATCCAGTTAATGCAGACAACAATGGCAAAGTTAAGATCTTGAGATTTGGTAGACAGCTATACAAGATTATCATGGATGCCATTGAAGGTGAAGAGGCTACTGAACTTGGAGCTCGCATTTTTGATCTTTCCGGCAAAGGATGCAGCTTGAAGATCAAAGTTGAAAAGCAAGGAGATTATCCGACATACGTTTCCTCAAAGTTTGGTACACCTAAGGAAATTGAAGGTCTTGCTGCAGCAGATTACAAGAAGATATATGATGCAGCGTTCGATCTTGAAAAGTATGTCACCTCTAAGAGCTACGAAGAAATTCAAGACCTGCTAGCTAAACATTATCATTGCACAGAGGATGCTGATGAAGAGACAAAGGCTGAGTCTAGTGTTAAAGAAGCAGTAGCCAGCAACGTTGCTGCAAAGCCCGCAGCGAAGCAAGCTAGTGCTGATTCAGATGAGACTTTAGCTGAACTGCTAAAAGATCTCTGATAATGAGCCAAGAAGTATTCAACGATGTAACTAACCCTGATGAGTTAAAGCTTTTAACTCTGCAGTTCATAGGGCAACATGTTTCAAGCTCTATGAAAGCAATAGATCAGGCTATTATTTCGCCTAATAGCAATTTGCGAGCTTCTAATCTGAATGCAAAAGCTATAATTGATACTATCCCTTCACCTAACATTCCAAACAAATACACAACTACAGTAAATGCAGGTATAAATGTTGAAAAAATATTTAAGCAGCCTGCGCAGCAGCAAGCAGAGCCTATCATTCAAAATGATCCCAACCAGCTAGAGTTTGACTTTAACAACTGCAATTATGCTAAACTTATTTTTGACAGGCTTGATAGCATCGACAGAAAGCTTAGCAAATTGCTTGACAATTAATATATTTTAGTTATAATACATTATGGAACTCAGTATTACTAATAGAGAATTACTGCTTAATGAGTTTCTAGTTCCGCTGAGTAAAATATCTGACAATGCAGTACTTAAATGCGACAACGGAACAATTGCTACCACTATTGCTACAAGTGACAACACTATAATAGCTCACTCGCAATACAACGACGCAGCAATTAATGTAACTAAAACATTAAACATACCTGATCTTAAGAAACTTGTTAGAGTATTATCTTGTTTAAATGATACAGAAATTAAATTTGATGTTAGCAGTAATTTCCTAGGTTATAGCTCTAATGAAACTCGATTTAAAATACACCTGTACGATGATGGCATCATTTCTCTACCCCGTCTTAATTTTGAAAAATTAAAAACTATTAAATTTGATGGAAAGTTCTCAATTAAAAACACATCCATATCAAGCTTGATTAAGGGCAGTACTATTACTACAGATTCTAATAAAATTTATCTATCAACAAACAAGAATGTAGTAAGAGGTGACCTGACTGACATGAGTCGTGCCAACATTGACTCTTACGGAATGAATATTGCTGATGATTATGATGGTAATGCAATTAGTACACCCATGCCGTTGAATTTTGAGGTATTCAGAATAATTTCTTCTATGAAGTTTAGCAGTATTAATGCCAACATCAATACATCTATGAATATAGTACTATTTGATATACAACAAACTAATTCTTCTATTAAACTAGTAGTATCCGCATTAATGAATTAATATGACTAAAAACAAAATTAAAACGCCTAGTTATTTTATCAAGAGGTTGAGAGATAACGGGTTCATAGTAGTTAAAGTATTTGCTATTTACGCTAAAAGTGACCCAAGAAGATGGACAGTGCTTGTCAATCCTAGTGAAGCATCTGTATACATTACTTGTTATTCAAACAAAACGGAGATGGATGAAATTTTATTTGAGTTTAATGATGGTGGTCTTCGCATTCCTAAGAACTACAATTTAAAAACAGACAGTATTGAGGTCATTATTAACTTCTTAGTCAAGCATGGTGTAACGAACAACAAAGACTACCCAGGTCGTGATAGATTCATTACAAAAAGATTAAATACTTGTAATGAAGGGTAAACCCCGCAAGAAGGACGAAAATTCTAAAAAGCCTTCAACTTCAAGTGCACCTTCTGTTAAAAAAGAAGATAATGCAATTAATGAATTAACAAGTCAGGCTTTTATAGCTTTCTTAAGAGAGCAAGCCCACGAGAGGGTCAAAGCAAAAAAGAACTTAGATTCTTTAAACGCAACAATATTAGAATTTTTAAATAGTTTTATTTTAATAGGCTACGACGACGAAGGCACTCCAGTAAAAATGATTTCCGCGCACAATCAACAAGAAGCTGATTCACTCGCAACATTGCTAAATAAATTTTTTGTAAGCTCTAATTACCGTCAAAGTGACAACGATTCTGCAGAAGACGGTGGAGAATAATTAATCTCATATTAAAATATGATATGCTCAAGCCCGTGTTACTCGGCACAGGATTTATCGGTGCCTCTTTAAGCGAATATCTCAACAGCCGCAACATAAATTTAACAACATTCAACCGAGCATATCTTGATTATACTGACGGCAATCAGCTTGAGTATACTCTCAAATCGCTCAGCTGTAATGTGCTGATTAATTGTGCCGGGTACACTGGCTCACCAAATGTTGATGCATGCGAGCTTGATAAAGAGAACTGTTATTTTTACAATGTATCATTGCCACTCAAAATGGCTAAGATATGCGAAAAACTAAAAATTAAATTTGTTAACGTTTCTTCCGGATGCATCTATACTGGCTATACTAAAAATTTTACAGAAAAAGATGTACCTAACTTTGGCATTTACAATCCAGATAGCAGTTTTTATTCTAAAACCAAGCATATATGCGAGCTCAACCTTGCAAGTTTTGATGCTATAACCTTGCGCATCAGAATGCCTTTCAACAGCAAAGCTTTGCCCAAAAATTTAATTTACAAAATCTTAAAATACGACAACATTATTGATTACCCTAACAGCGGAACTAACACAGACAATTTAAATGAATTTGTACACAACCTCATTGTAACTAACGCACTCAATAGAATAACAGGTCCGTTAAATGTTGTTAACCCTGGCGTCATAACCGGTAAAAAAATTGCAGATTTATTAGCTAAACATGGCCTTAAGAACCCCAATTGGAAGGTTGTGAATTTAAATGAACTTAACATTAAAGCTCAACGCTCAAATTGCGTGCTTGATGATCAAAAAGCAGTTTCAGAAACACTATTAATGCCTTCTGTAGATGATGTACTGGAAGATACAATTGTAAAGTTTGTTGCTAACTACAAAGAGTAATGAAAGTAGTAGTGACCGGTGGCTGCGGTTTCATAGGCAGCAACTTTGTAAAATTGTTGCATGCTAAGCGCCCAAATTATGAAATTACTGTTGTTGACAAACTTTCTTATGCATCAAACATCTCGTTTTTAAAGCCTGTCCTAAAATCTAAACACGTCAAATTTGCAAAGCTAGACATTACAAACGCCAAGCAGGTCAACACTTTTTTTAAAAATCACAAAACAGACATTATTGTGCATTTTGCTGCAGAGACACATGTCGACAACAGCATTGCCTGCCCTGAGCCCTTTGTTGCTACAAATGTGGTAGGTACATTTAATTTACTAAATGCGACCAAGTCAAAAAAATTTATTCATGTGAGCACAGATGAAGTTTACGGTTTTTTGACTTTACAAGAAAAGCGAAAGTTTAAAGAAACAGATAAACTTGATCCCACATCTGTTTATTCTTCTACAAAAGCTGCATCAGATTTAATAGCTTTAAGTTTCTACAAAACCTACGGGTCAAATGTTGTAGTCACTAGATGCTGCAACAATTTTGGTCCAAATCAGCACACAGAAAAGTTTATTCCCACTATAATTAAATCTATCTTGTCTGAAACACCAGTTCCTGTCTATGGTAAAGGAATTAATGTAAGAGAATGGATATATGTTGTTGATCATTGTGAAATGATTCTAAGTGTGTTAGAGAACGGAAAACACGGGGAAATCTATAATATTGGATCATCTGTAGAAATGCAAAACATAGATTTGGTAAAAATGATTGGCAAATACATGCTCGCTAAAAAATATGTGTCTAAATTTGATATAAAATTTGTAAAAGACAGACTTGGTCATGATTTACGATATGCAATTGACAGCACCAAGGTCAGACGTCTTTCCAATTACAAACCATTGCATACATTTGAAGATAATATAAAATCTACTGTAGATTGGTATTATGATATTCTCTAGAAAACATCCAAAACAAGCATTTGTATATGCTATAACCAAAGGCACTTACCTTGGTGAATTGTTTGTATACATGGAAAAAATAAAGAATGATTACATGTTTTTATCTTTACCAGAAATGAAAGTTCGCAATGTACCGCAAGATAAATTTGATTTAGGCTTAAAAATCGGCATTATTGATACAGTAGAGAGATTGCCAAGGCGCATTTACAGCGTATGCCGCAAACAGTATCTCAAAAATTACAACCCTGGATTGATTAAAACACATTAAGTATAAATATCTATATGGACTTTATAGACCCCAGAAAAACAGTAATGTCACCACACAACGGCCTGCCTGTTAAACCCAAACTGCACACATATGTGCGTGACAATAAAGAAATCGTTGAAGCACACTACATTGACCCCACAACAGGATTGTTTCTACATAAAGGCGTTGTTTCAGTTAAAGACTTACCAGAAAAAAAATAAACTTGTTTTTATTCTCTAAACAAGTATACTCATAATGTGGTAATACCTCAATCATATACTATACAAAAATTCTATCAATA